TTCTTCTTCTGCTTCAGCTTCTTCGCCAAAAGCAAAGTTCATATCAAGGTCATCCCCTTCCTGCCCTTCCAAGGCATCAGCCCCAGGCATAGTCTCATACTTGATTGTTTCTTCAGTTGTATCTTTAGCTTGTTCACTCATTGAATAGTCCTTTAAGTAGGTAAGTTTTCAGGGGTACGCATATTAGGTATATCAGTCTGCGCTGGTTTTTTTGCAGCCGTCTGCATTGCTGTTGCTGCAATACGTGCTGCTGCACTGGTGTTCTGCTGGTTCGTTCTAACTTGATTCGTTGCTGCTGATAGTTGTCTACGCAGTTCAAGTTCTTCCTGCTTCATTTGCATCTTGGCTTGAAGCTCTGCTATCTTCATCTGCGGTTGAACTTGAGCCGTGTCCTGAACCTTAGACATATTAACTGCTGCGTCTGACTGAAGTTTCTGAACTTCAGCTTCAAGCTTAGCAAGCTCAAGCTGGACCTGCTGCATAGCAAGTTCTTGCTGTATTGCCATTGCTTCCGCTTCTTCCTCAGTGGGCGGTTCTTGTCCTGTCATTGAACGAATGCGCTGAGCCAACTCATCTTTCTTAGCAAGATGCGAATACTGAATAATTGCATCATCAGGTATCGCCACACCAACCTGCCGCAAGTTGAGTGCTTCAGCAAACTGCACTTCATCAAACGAATCACGGGCAGGAGCAGTAGACACAATCACATCATACTCGCCCAGCGTTAAGTCATTTATAATCTGCCCTTCAGGCGTTTCAACGTTAATGGCTACTTCTTCTCTTGGCTCCATTGGCATGTCTTCATTTGTTACCATGATAATTCTTTCTTCTGTGTAGAAGGTCTGTAACAAATTAAGCACACGCTCTGCCAGATACTGACGAGTCTTTCGTAAGTTATCTAGCGGAACCTGAATCATTATGACCCCACGATTCTGCTTTGCCTGAATCGCTACGCCACTCACTTCAGCGGAATCTGATCCCAGCATAGAGTCATTGATACCAGAGATCGTTTGTATATTAGCAGCAGCTTTCTGCCCGATCCGGTCTAGCCCTGTAGGTATTTGATTTGGTTGAATTTTTACAGGGGGGTTAGAGCCACGGTTGTACTCCAGCACTAGCCCTGTCTCTGCGCCATGTTCTTCAAGGTCATCTGCTTGCATACCCACTAACGAGCCGCTTTCTACCATCCAGCCGCTGTTTGCAGTGGTGTTGACGATATGCAGTTCTTGGCTTGCAATCTTGTTAAGTTGTTCTTGCGGTGACAGTAAGTTACGCACCATGCCAAACGGACGGCCTCTACGAAAGTACGCAAAGAAAGGCACAATAGTAAAGTCGTTGTAGGGTGAGAAGTCATCGTGTAGCACTACTCTGTCAGCGGTTACTGTCCATCGCACTTTACGTTTAACTTTAGAAATAACGTTTAACCCGTATTTTTTTGCAAACTGTTTGGTCTTTCTATCGCCCCATGCTTCAGGTACGTCCCTTTGATCCCCTGTATTTGGATCAACAAAGCAATCAACCCGTTGCATCTTTTTATACTGACGTTCTATGACTCTAACGGAGCGCACATTTCTGTAGTCATCTTCACTTGGTACGCCTGACCCAAAGTAGTCATCAGTCGGATCAAGATCACCGAATCGAGTTTCTTCATACTCAATGCTGTCACGCCCGTAGCTGTTGCCGTTCTCAGCAACAAAACGAATGCTCTCTGCTTTGTCTTTGCCGTATAGCTCTTCTATCTCGTCAAGTGACATCCAACGAGTTTCGTAGATTTCGTTCCAAGTCTTAGGATCAGCATCTTTTGCATCAGGATCAATCAATATATCAAGGGGGTCTTTTGCAGTAACTCGTATTTCACCTTCAACGTGGTCGCTGAAATCCATACGCACATCAAAGTACCCACGCCCGTCCATAATCAAGCCGTCACTGAATACCTGCTGCTCGACCCAATCCAACTTGTTGTTATCAGCAATCTGCATGAACAACTTGTTAAGTGTTACTGCAATCTCATTATCACCGCCTCGTCTGGGCTTGAACTTAATGTCAGCCCTACGAGTGGCTTGCTCACCCAGAACAGTATTGATGGTAGGTAAAATGGTGTTGATCGTTAATGCAGGTCGGCCTTCTGCTTCAAGGTTCGCTAGGTCCTGTTCGTCCCATTGGTCCCCTCTATAGAAAGCATCGCATCGTTTTGCCATCTCAATATAATCAAGATGTCCATTGTCTCTTGCTCTGGTGTACCGACTCCACTGCGTTGTTGCAATTTCTTGCTCTTCTGCTGGAGAAACTTTTCTGCCTTTAATCTGCGCCATTGTTATGCACTCACTTTAACGGGACATCACCCAGTTTTTTTACAAAATCATATTTAACTGCTTTTAGTGCTTTTGCTGGATCATACAACTGTGCATTCTTTTGCTTGTTAAGTTGAGGCCATAAATTTGCAGGGTGTTTCTCTCTTACCCCAGAAAATTCTACTGGAACTACAGGTATTTCGCCTGATCTAATTTTTGGCTCATACATTTCTTTTAACTTAGCACGATCTGTAATTACTTGTCCTGTGTCCCTGTTGTAAGCAGGAACAGTAGCAATATACCCGTCTACTTCTATGCCTGTTGCCATAGCTGTTGTAGGAGTGCCGTCTTCATTTCTACGAACTTTTTTCTGAGCAACCGTGTCTGTATGGTATTTATTAACAAACTCTAAATACTCATCAGGCGACTGTGCTATTTTAAAAGCCATTGTTATGCACTCATCGATGACTTGGTTCGTTCAGGCTTCATCATGTTGTTTAACCTGTCGCGCCAACTGGGTGTATGAATTACAGGGGCTTGATAGCTAGAAAATTCAGTCATCATCAGACCGAGCCACGCCAATGCGTCTACTTGGTCATCATGTATGCCGCTTGGGAAACGCAACAACTCTGCAACTAGCGGTCCTGTGAAGATCGCATCTTTGGGGAAATACACCATTCCTTGTTGCATTCGTCCCTGTATTGCTCTTGCCCTAGCTTCTTTGTCTCTTCTACCTGTCTTCAAGTCCTTAATGTATATCTCGTATAATCCTCTCTCCCGTATCCGCTTCTCCAAAAACGGACCTAATGCCATTTCAATGTGTCCTTTCTCAATGCCCACCATTGATGGTTTCCATTCTTCATAGAGGTCAAGTATGCGCTCTACGATCTCGAAACCATCAAATCTACCACGTACTACATCAATCACAAAGAGTTCATCTCTGTCATTGACTCCTACGACCATGCCTACGGTATAGTCATTTCGATCACGTTTACCTATCGCCAAGTCCCAAGCGCAGTAGTAGCGCATGGCATCTGGGTCTACATCATCGTCATCGTAATACTGAATCATCTCACGAGTAAAGTATTCTCCGTCATCTGATACCGGATTCTGCTGATATAGTGCTGACCAATCACGCGGTCCTACTGCACTACGGATCTGACCCAACGCAGCTAAACTGTATCTTTCTGGGTGGAGGGCATCTCCATGATCTCGATATTCTTCTTTCTCTTCTGCGATGGCAGGGTAGCGTACAACTTCCCAAAGGTCACCGCCCTCATCAGACGCTTTAAGCAATCGCCCAGCCAAGTCATCGTCATGCCAACGAGTAAGTATGACCAGAATGCCCCCACCAGGAGCCAATCGGGTATAGGCTGTGGAAGTGTACCAATCCCAATTAGCCGATCTATTATTCTCCGACTCACTGTCCTCGCGGTTCTTGATAGGATCATCAATAACGAGAACGTGCGCTCCTTTACCTGTGATACCACCGCCAACACCTGCCGCCACATAGCCGCCACCGCCTGTAGTCAGCCACGCTTCAGCCGACTGCGAATCTGGGTCAAGGCGTGTTTGAAACGCTGTTTTGTAAGTTGGCTCACGCAATAGTTGACGAACTTTACGACTGAATCCCATAGCCAACGAGCCTGAGTACGAACAAGAGATAAATTCGTGTTCAGGATTCCTGCCCAAGTGCCAAGCTGGGAAGGAGACAGATGCAAGCGTACTTTTGCCATGACGAGGCGGCATAAAGAGCATAAGCCTTGGAGACTTTTTTGCCACCACATCACGACTGAATTGTTCCAAGCGTCTGCAAATATCTTTATGAACCCACCCTGCTTGATAATCTGCGTTAAACCGTTCAACAAACGGGAGTAACCTCTTGCGAGTGAGGATTCGGAGGGCGAGTTCTTTTCTTGCTTTGTCTTCAACGCTTAATTCCTCTACTGTTTCTTGTGTTTGAATAGGTGCTGGTGCAGGAAGAGACTCTGTTCGATCCGCTTTACAGTAGACGCAAACGCCATCTGTTCCACTAAACAAAGTCTCTACGTGAAAATTGGTGCAAACAGCACACTGTTTTTTATTCACTTAGGCTCCAGATACGCAGTTTCTCTCCCTGCAATCTCCAGTAGTTCCTCGTCAGTCAGTCGCTCCAACTGCTTAGCAGTCGTATTGATGCTTATGTTCACCTGCGTAGCATTATCTGGCTCTCCTAGCCCGTGCAACTTGACCAAAGAATCTACTGTGTTCTTCATCTCTGTTGCATTTGCTGCTGCGGTGTATGCTTCCATATACATCTGGTGTGCGTTGTTGCGATTGAATCTGACTTCTTCTCGCATCTGTTCCCGAAAATACTCTAGTGCTTTAGCTACTTTCGGTAACTTTGATGCGTTAAGTGCAGCGGTGTATGTGCCATACCCTGCTGAGCGACCTGCTGCAGCAACTGTCATACCGCTACTAATCATTAGTACCAGCCGTTCCTGCTGCACAGTCAACTCGCCAAGCTGTAGGCCCATGTAAGGAACATGAGATTCAAACTCAGCATGGGGCATTTCTACCATATCAGTAGTTAAAGGGTTTCCCACTTCACTCATCAGGGCATCTTATACACAAGAACCTTATATACACAAGGGTCTGGGAAAAATTTTGCAGAAAAAAATTTGAAAATTTATTCTGAATCGCTGAGACATCATCTCCCCCCTCCGCGCATACCAATACCGTTCCCCCTTTTTCGCAGCAATGGAACCTTGTATCGCATCGCCCACTGGAACCTTGTCGCGCAGTAACCCCCAAGGACTCGTCCCTCGTCCTTATGTGTAGTGTACCTTCTCGCAATTATGCATTTATTCCACACAAGGAGGCCATCATGGCTAAGCAAGAAGAAAAGCAAGACGTCCGGTTCATCAACTCATTCGTATGCAAAAGGGCTAAAGGGAACCGACCTTTCGTCCTAGCTGCAATCGGAATCAAGATCGAGGACGCACTAGCGGAAATCGAAGAGCTTGCACAGAGCGAACACTGCTCAGAGGGCTGGCTAAACATCGAAGTCAAAGAGTCTAAGAATGGGCATATCTACGCTCAACACAACACTTGGACTCCCAACAACGAGACTCCAGAAGAAAAGGTAGCTCGTCTAACCGCTGAACTCAAAGCCGCAAAGGCAGCGAAGAAAGCATCCTAACCATTCACTCACTAACACGGCCTCTCACTTGAGGGGCCAAGGAGGTTTTACCAATGAACAGACTCGCAGATATCTTTATCCTCGCAGTTCCGTTCTTATTATCAGCAGCAGTCAGCGTTGTAATGATTATCACCGTTGGCATAGTCTGGTGGGATATATCCCCAGTATTCTCAGTAGTATTCTGCACCATCGCATCAGCAGGTACGCTAGGATCAATGCTCGTAACTTACCTATTCGCAAAGTCAGTCATAGAGGAGGGCGGCAGATGGAAACTGTAGAATGTGCAATCGCGCTCGCACCCAAGGTGTTAGCTTCAATCGCTTCAGGTCCGATCAACAACGTACACCGTGACAAATGTATCAATGAAGTCACAATCATTCTCTTCTGGGCGCTGTTTCTCGGCTCCCAGCAGGGTCACATCATCCGTAAGCATGGCGCATGGATGACCACCGAAAAGCCTACTCATCCTGAGTAGGCTTTATTTTTCGCGGAGGGGAAGGATGTGCGTGCGATCTACTCAGGGATGGCTCGTCCCTCGCCCTCCTGTGTAGTGTCACCTTTTGCATTTACATTTTTGTTACTAAGGAGTAGTACCAATGGCTAAGCAACAAACGCTCGACATAGACGAACCAACCAGAGTAGACAAGATACTCGCTAAAGTGAAACCAATGTACCGCAAAGCAAAGGCGAAGGCTCAACCCTACGCTAAGTCTGCATTTGAGTATGCTAAAGAGAACCCAGGTGACGTAATGATCGGCTTGATCACGCTCATGGTGTGGGATATCGAGGACTCAGTGGACGAAATCGAAGAAGCATCTAATGTTTCTGCGTATGTGGACGCATCTAACTACATGGACGGGGGGCGCTAAGCCCCTTTGCCGCAGGTGGTGTGGGGATGTGCGTGCCTATGCCCCACGGACTCACGGGGCCACAGCGTGCGCCTGTGTGTGCCATGTGTGTCAAGTGTGTGTCACCCCTGTGTGTCAACTACAAATCTTATAAACCTTTGATTCATATACATATTGTGGAATGTGTGTCATGTGTGTCAGGTTTTTTGTTTCGTGGTTGGTATATACATATGATTTTTTGTGTATATCAGGGTGTTTTTACAATGATTTTAGAAAAAACTAAAACCAAAGAAAAACTAGACACACATGGCACACAGTTGATTTTACTAGGAAAAAGCTGGCACACATGAGGCACACATCAAGACACACAGCCCCAAACTAGACACACCAAGGCAATGGCTCGTCCCTCGCCCTTGGGTGTAGTGTCACGATTATACCATTCATTTATATGTAAGGAGTACATATGCCAAGTATAGAAAAGAAACGCGAGTACATAAAGTTGCAAGATGAACTCTTGCTCGCATTGAGCAAAGAAGCAGGATACCAACAAGCCATATTGGATGTGATTGGCTTCTTGAAGACAGCAAAGATATGCCATGACGGAAGAGGCAGCATTGCAATCAAGAAAAAAATCGAAGAGCTAGATGAAGAGTTTGATGCAGAGGAGAAGTCACATGTTGAAAATTCTTAATCTTGAGATAAGAACCAGCTGGGATGATCTTGTTGAAGATGATCCTGTGTGTGTAAGCATCGATGAACTATTGATGCGTGAAGATGCAAGGGTAGAGTTTGATGCCCTTGTGAATATTGATACTAATGGAGTAAATTACCAATGACCAAAGACACTTGTACATTTCTACTAGCAGCACTAAACCAAATCGCTGAGAAGGTAGACGCTCAGCACCTACCCACCAAAGACGCATTGTTGGCTGATACAATTCTGAATCATGCCTCCGATGACGTAGTACCCATGAAAATTGCCGTGGCATTCCATGTGTTTCGTGAAGCACGCAGGGGTGCAAACGAAGTCACGGGTCAATACCTTGGCCCCAAGCCAGAAGCACTACTCAGCTTCACTCAACGAGTGATGAACAAGGCTTGCTGGCTGGCGAGAGCGCAAGGCATAGCCCAGACAATACAAGACCAGGAAGAAGAAGCGCGAGGCACAACGGGCATCGACTTTGCTCAAGACTCAGGCGAAGAACGAGGTCAAACTTACATCTCTCGTGACCGCATTGAAGACGTAATCGTGTCTGACTTTGCAGATATGGCAGCCATGCACTCTGTACTATGCGATGAGATGGACTACCTTGGCGACATCGAGCCATTGGTGCTATTTGGACAACGTACCAAGATCGAGAGAATCGATGAAGAGACAGGTGAAGTATCTGATGAGTGGGTGTCTGCCTTTGAGACATGCAGCTGGTCTGATGCACTGAACCAAATGGACAGCATCGTAGACGGCTTGCGTGATGACAACACTAAAGAGTCTCTAATGGACAGAATACGTGAGCGTATGGGAGAAAGAAGCGCAGCGTAAGGTTCACCCCGTCTGACAGTAGGCTCCTAGATATGAGTGCTAAATTGGTATTAACTCCTATACTTATATCTCTACTCGTCAGACGGGTTCTTTTAATCGGAGGTTATATGAAACAGGAAATTACAATAGTAATCAAGAGTGAAGACGGTGAGTTGTTAGACATGAGGGAGCTTGTCTCAACTTATCTCCATTCGGATGAGGGGGTGGAGCTTGTGCGTGCCTGTGTGCGGCAAGAGTTAACATCTTTAACAACGTTCTTAATCGGAGGTGATGATGAGCGACATTGATCCAGCAACAGCAATACGAAACTTGTGTCAGCACATTGGAGACAAACGTGCCACCAACAAACCAATAAAACACAGATTCTTTTACTACAACTACACCAATGATCGTACAGGATTCATTGATCGTGATGGTGATCCAGCACTTGAGTACATGGATTACATGCCTGATTACATTGTAAACATATGTAATACATGGCTCGGTAACACAGCCGCTGATGTGGAGGCAGCAGTGGCGTGCGAGATAGCAGGTGATTGGAGTGACTTTGACACGCACTTTGTAAGGCAAGGTGTAATGGATCAACTAAAATTGGAGATATAAAAATGTTTATAGCAGGTACAATCGCAGCAATTGGTATTATCTTTCTACTGTTGAAGTTCAATCTGAAACGAGTAGTCAAGTTTGACATTGCCCTTGATGTCATCATCACATTCTTCTTTGTGTGGATCTTCTTGGGTACATTCTCAGGCATGATGGCTGGCCTCATGGCTGGTGCTATCGTATCCATCTTCCTATTCGTAGCGAAGAAATTCATACCGAAGGAGGAGCTAAAGTTCGTCAAGACTACTAGCTTCCCCTATCGTAAATTCATGTGGGTCAAGGCCCAGTAATTCACCCATAACTTTCAGGAGGAAAGTATGAACCACAAGCAAACCATGCTCAAAGCAGCAGTCAATGGGTTCTACTCAATGCAAAGCACACGTATCAAAGTGGGCAATGCTGTAGTAGGTAACTTCAAAAGCAAGATCGGACAGGAACCAAGCAAGTCAGAAGACACACTGGATGCTGATGCCAAGCTATTACTGTCTAATCTACGCACCTCATACACAAAGATCACTGATGGCATTGTTAGTATGACACCACGCAAGTTCAAGAAAGACGGACTCATTGATGCCTACTCAGAGTTCTCTCTTGTGCAGCAGTACGTCAATCTTGTGGATGCAGAGGACGCAGCGTTCAAACAGATTGAGTACAGCGTGAAAGAGTTTCCCATATGGAAAAGCTTCCTTGAAGATGTGAAAGGTGTCGGTCCTACTATGGCAGCAGTCATCATCGCAAGCTTTGACATACACAAAGCTGAGTATCCTAGTTCTTTATGGGCCTACGCTGGACTAGATGTAGTCAACGGTGCAGGTAGATCCAGAAAGAAAGAGCATCTTGTGGATCAGACTTACATAGATGCAGACGGTAAGGAGCAGACCAAGAAAGGCATTAGCTTCAATCCTTTCGTCAAGACAAAACTAATCGGTGTACTTGGTAGCTCATTCGTCAAGACCAACGGTATCTACCGTGGCATCTATGACAACTACAAGCACCGCATTACAAACATGCCAGCCCATGCTGAGAAAACAAAAGCACATCTCAACAACATGGCAATACGGTACACAGTCAAACGATTCCTTGTGGATCTATACTCCGCGTGGCGCAAACTAGAAGGGCTTCCTGTTGCAGAGGAGTACAGCAAAGCTAAGCTGGGTATAGATCACAAGGTTGCATGAGTCACTAAACTCAAGGAAACCAGGAAATTAAAACGAGTCAGGCACAACGAGAAAACCATGCATTTTGAACGAGTCAGTCAAAATTAGAAAACCAAAAAATTGAAACGAGTCAAAAAAACCAAGAAAACCAAGAAACGTGAACGAGTCATCAAAAGCAAGAAAACCAGCGAGTAATAACGAGTCATAATTGTTAAGAAAACCAGCACTAATAAACGAGTCAAATGAGTTTAAAAAACCACTGATCTCAAACGAGTCACTCTAATTGAAAAAACCACGGTTACAAAACGAGTCAAGGACGATGAGAAAACCACGAAAGTTAAACGAGTCAGCGATCCTAAGAAAACCATAAATCGTAAACGAGCCAATGATTATTAATCAACCATAAATAGGAAGCAATATGGAAAAAATATACAACGTCAACGAACAAATGATCAAGCTAATCAAACTGTTACGTCAGAAAGATCCGTCTTTAGATTCATCTCGACTATCTTACCGACACGGTGCTGCCGATACCCAAGCACACATACTAAACTGCTTGAAAGCCCACAACGAGTTGGTCCTCAGTTCAGGATTCAGAGGTACATTTCGTGACGAAGTAACATTCAGCAAAAGGGATCTCAATATACTCAACGCACCTTCATTCCCGACTGCTTCTCAAAACCATAAAAAGTTTTGGGATGGTGAAATTGTTTGGGACTACCACGCAGATGAAGAAGGGCTACATCATCTGAACTGGTACTACTACAGAATCTTTACTACAGATGAAGAGGCAGAAGAAGAGTATCCCATATGGACTTGGCTCCGACCTTGGCATATGAATGCAGATATTCTTGGAGAAAACTCAGGTCACGCCAATGATAAACAACTAGGAATGCTGTACGACAGAGCGCAAGAACACATGCGTGAGATAGCAGATGACATTGAA